ATAAACCCTTTAAGGAGCCAACAATACTAGCGCCGGTGAATGGGTCAACAACGCAAGAACGCTTACCGTCACGGGGAGCGCCTTCACCATCCAAGAAAGCCTGGGCGGTCAAGAATGTTGCGATGTCAGATGGAACTACACCAGCTGTACCAACGGTATTAGCGGTGTTATCTACTGCCATTGTGGTGCCGTCAAAGTCAATTTTGTTGGCAATTGCTGCAATAGCTGGTTTTAGTACACGGTCAGAGAACATATCTAACGACAAAGACAAGTCTTGAGTCGTAAATTGTGTGTCCACATGGAACTGAGTACTAAGGGTCACAGGGGATGAGGTCTCGTTAAAGTCCTCAACATTCAGCGCTGGGCCGGTTGTACCGATAAAACGACCTGGGCGGCGAACATTGACTGTGTTACCAATCTTTGCACCGACAACCGCAAACTGGTCATCATAATTTCGGTCTACACGACCAGTAAAGGTCAAACTGTTTTCCAAGACCATCAACGCCTCGTTGGTGATCATGGAGATGGTTAGCAAGTTATTTGCCATGGTAATTCTCCAAATTAATTTTAAAGTTACCCGTCATCGAATCTTCCCAGAGGCCCTTGCAGCTTTCCATTGCTGGTAGGTACCATGAAACTTACGGTCAGCATCTAGCGTTATATCGCTAGGGTTGCCGCCGGATTTCAGCGGATTAATCGGTGCCGGAGCATTAGACTTCTTCGCAACAGGTTCTCTTACGCTCGGTTTAGGTGCTGGCTCTGATTTCTCAAATTTAGCCTCTAAACGCCCGATGGCGCGCAGTTGTGAGGTAATGGATTTCTCCGATAACTCACGAGCAAAATCAGGATTTTCGGCCAAGTAATATAGGAGTTGTGGTCCTACATCACTCTCAATAATTGCATCGGTGATTGGTTGTGAAACCGAAACATCACTTGAGGCAATCATTTCCTCGTAATCCGGCATATCTTGTTTCGCAACATCTAGTCGGTCTTGGAACTTTTGCCGCATCCGCGACTGTTCCTCCTCGACCTTGCGAGCAAGTTCTGCTTGATCCCGCTCCCGCATCTTTCGATCAGTAGTCCACTCGGCCAGAGCTTCAGCATACTCAAGAGCATCATTGAATTGCGATGGGTTTGGTTTAGGGTCAGGTTCATCCGATTTAGGCGGATTAATCTTTGCCTCCATGTCCCTCAATCGCGCCTCAAGAGCCTCACGAGCATTACGCTCACGGTCCGCATCTTGGCGGGCTGCTTCGCGCTGCTTGGTCAGTTCCGAAAACCGCTTTTCAAGTTTCGGGTTGTGCTTCTTTTCACCTGCTACAGCCTCTGTCTCTGCCTCTGGCTCACTCCGGTCTTGCTCAACAACCGGCTCCGCATCTGCGGCCTCAGTTGGAGTTTCCTGACTGGCTAAACCAAGTTTTTGTGCATGAAACTCAGCTAAATTCTCACTTGTTACTAAGTTACCAGCTTGTTTCCTTACCGGTTCCTGTACTACATCTGCATCGGACATGGATTAACTCCAAGAATAAACCCGATGAACCCATCGGTAGGTTAAATCTATTAGAAACTGTTTTTCAATAGTTGTCAACGAGGTCCCATAGGTACGCCAGAGATAACCGGTTGTTCTAACGGCTGCGGTTGCATCTGTTGTGCAGCAAACTGCGCAATCATTTGGTCATCCATTGCGGGGTTAGTCATAGGCTCCTTCGCAATCGCCATCTCCTGCTGCAAGAATGGTGACTCATTCATGTTAACTTCGCTCTCAGCAAACGCGGCCACTTGGCCTTGTTCAGAATCTCTGCGGTCCATTTCTTGCTGCAATGAGCGCGTGTCCATGCCCTTAAGTAACAGTTTGGTAATAGCGTCTAACTCAGTCCGGTTTTGGTCGGTAATTGACTTCATGTTGGTCTGGTTAACTTTAGCCTCGTTGATGGTCTCGGTGTTGTACGCCCTAGAGGTTACATCCATCAATTTGCGCTTAGTTTGGCCTTCTTCTTTCATTTTTTGCACATCGGTCTGGTGCTGCAAGTTCATGGTCAAGGCCGCAATCTGTTGCTGCATATCTGCAACCATCTTTTGGCTGGCCATCAACTGCATCTGGACCTGTGGCGGAATGTCTGCCTTTTCGTCAATCTGGGCTAATGGGTTCATCGCGGCCAAGCGGTCAGCAATCACATCTGCGCCTGGGAAGTCCATGTTGCGGAATATTAGGTCACCGGCAGCTTGGAATAGTTCAGGGTTAGATTGGATTAATGGAATCATCGACTCCACGGCCTCCTGGCGCTTGGATTGGTAGCCAGGGCCGGTATCCATATACACATCGTATTCGCCCACGGTTACATCGTTTAGTATCTTTTCAGCGCCTGATTCATCCACGGCCCGTTGGTTAATCGTTACCATTTCGGGCTGGTTATCGTAGCCAATGATCCGCATGACCCGCTCTTTATCGTAAATCTTAGGGATTAGGTCTAGGATGATCCGCCCAGTATGTTTAAGGGAGCGCGTTAAGTTGTCGTAATAATGGAAGTTCGACATATCAATCTGCATCTGCTGGCCACGAATAGCCTTACCAGATTGATTGCCTTGGGCCATCATATTTGGGTCAAATATCCCAACCACAGTTTGCAAGTCGTTATTAATCGCACTTGTTGCCTCAATGATGCCGGCTGCGGGTGGTTCAGGTTGCAGCCTTGTTGGTACGGGCGCGGGTTGGCCTTCAATGTCTTTTTGCTTGTAACGCAATACCGGTGTGGCTTTGATGTTAGCCAGGTTCCATTCATTCTCATGGCCTTCGTCTTGACCCTCTGCCAATAGCCATTTAGCCTTGGGCGCAAGAGCCACCGACTCGGTCAGAGCGGTACGCCAGTAGTTGTACATCCGCTGCGGGTCTTTAGCCATGCGCACAATGCCGTACTTCTTGCGCTTATCGTCAATCACCAACTGCTGGCCATAGACGGGGACTATCGGAATATGCTTACCAACCCATGTGGATTCTTCAAGGATTTCCATGCCGGTCAGCTTTGCCCACTTGATGGTCTTGCGCATTGTTTCGCGCTCGGCCACCACTTCAATGCCGGCTGCCATCATCATTTCTGCGCTGGGTGCCTCATCTTTATAGACTTGCGTCCCATCGGAAAGCATGAGCAATTTGGTCTTTTTGCGCTCGGTGTACCACCACTCAGCGATCCGGATGTCATCCTTCATAATCCAATCCGCGTCCGCATCACCGGTTCCACGCATATTGAAGTTGCCGCCATCGTCTGCGTTAGGGTATTGGGCTTTAAATTCTTTCTTACTCATTACCTCTGTAATCAAGCAAGACTCAGCGTCCGAGCCGTCTGGCATCTGACTGTTTGGGTCCATGTAAACAGTAAATGGGTTTACGATGGGTTTAATGTAGATTTCTTGGTCAAACGAATCTTCCCGTGTGTAGTCAGTCACAATGCGCCAGTAACCCCAACCCATTCGGACCGCAAACTCAAAGGCCGTATCGTAGGCGGTGTCCGCGTCCGAGTTGACCTCAATATGCTTAAAGATGCCCGTCAGGATGTCTGCGACCTTGGCATTGGCTGCCGAGTTCATTGAGTGCGCTTTCATGCGGGGTCTAGCCTGGCGCTGCTGGTTACATACCTGGCGGATAAAGCCATCCAGCTTGTTAATGGTCAGGCAGGGTCTAGCCTCTAGGTTTCTAGAGTTTTGTACCTCAACAGGCCATTGGTCACCGGAGGAAAAGTTAAGGTCGTCCAGGGCATCCTGGCGGTTGTAAGAGTCCGCATCATTTGCGTATCTTAGGAATTTCTGCGCGTCTTGTATACGCTGATCGTTTGCCATAGTCATCCCATCCATGATCCAGCCGGTAGTAATCCGGCTCGTTTAGCTACCGATTTACGCGGCTCATTCACTACTAATCCCAAATATTTAAAGGCATCGGCACCGTGCGAGTAAATGTCGTGCAAGGGCGTTTTGCTAAATTGCTTAGTATCTGGGTCCACATCATATCGGTAATGTCTTAAACATTGTAATCCTTGATGGCAATTTTCTCTATCAAAATAACACTTGTTGAATATTGTTCTGGCTGCATTGATAGCGTCCGCAGTTGGGGTTCTTGGCACAATCTGTACTTTATATCCGGCTGCCCTGACAATGTCGGCAATCGAGCGCCCAGCAGCTGCCAAAGTTGAGTTCTCGGCATCGTGCGGCAGCCAAATGGTGTCATAGTGATACCCAAACTTCTGCATCTCCGCCATGTAATAGGACATGGTCTTTTGGTTGTCCTCAATATATCGGATCAATCTAATCTCAAAACCAATGAATTGCACAAACCAGATGGCCGTATTGTCCGACCAACCAAGGTCAAAAACGGCATGAACTCCCTTCATTTGATCGTATGGGACCTTAGTAATACGCTGCTCTAAGTCAGCAAGGGTTATCTCATTACCGAATACCGCTCCATCCACGGTCTTACGGCACAATCCCTCCCAGACGGTGTTGTAAGCCTCGGTGTCCCGCATCTGGAGGTTGTCTTTCTCCTCCCGCAGCGTAATTGGAAACCATGGGTTATCGCGCCAGGTTATCTTTTGGACTATCGCATTGGTCGGCGGCGAGACCACAAAGCGCTGATAGGTGTCATCGGTCTCAAGTTCAGGATTAAAGGTAATCCATATCTCGGAGTTGTCCTTACGGATCGTAGGAATGAGGACATTCCAGCTAGTTTTAGAAACAGTCTGCGCCTCCTCCACCCAGCAAATGTTGACACCCTCAAAGGATTTGACATTGGTAATGTTGTTTTTAAGGCCAATAAAAAAGAACTCGGACCCATTTTTGCCCTTGATGCTAGTCTGGGTGACCTC